GGTCTTCGGACCCGACAGTGACGAACGCAATGGTATCAAGATGACCATCGGGTCAGGCATGACCAATGACGACATTAGGCACTGGGTCAGCGCCGGCCAGGCCGCCATGCAAGGGGCTGGGGAAGTCTTCGCCGTGTTCGAGGACGACAGCACCAACTTCGACTCGTCAATGGGAGCCGCCCACAACGAAATGTACCACCCTATGCTCAAGTACGTTGACCCGCGATATCTTTTCTCATATATCCGTGCGTCACGCTTCGTGGTATCGACCTTTCGGTACCTCAAGAAAGGCTGGAACATCATCATCAAGGCGAAGATTGACGACACCCAGAAGTCGGGGCAACCGGACACCACCATCGCCAATGGACTCAAGTGCGGGGGCGCCCACGTCGAGGCCGGCCTCCGCTACCGCGAGAAGCAGAAGGACGACATCCGTCAGATCCTTGACGAGCACCGTGTCCCCTACACTCACCTGGACAACAACGGTATGCTCGCCCTGGTGCAGAACTATGTGAGTAAGACCTTTGTCATGTTGCGGATGTGGATTCTCGTCAATGGCGACGACACCATCTGCCTTACCAACTGCCCCGACGCTGGTGCCTTCATCTTCGCCGAGCTGGGCAAGATGGGCTTGCGTATCAAGGGCAATGTCTTCAGGTCGCTCCAGAACGCCAGCTTCTGTTCGGGCTACTTCTACAAGTTCAGCGGTCAGTACTATTTCGGATGCAAGATTGGTCGCTTGCTTCGGAATTTTGGATGGACTGTTCGTCCACCGAGTGCTAAGAAGCGAGCCGCCCACATACGCGGCCTTATCGCTTGCCTCAGCCAGTCCATGGGTGGTTTCCCCATTGTGAAAGAGTTCCTTGCCGCCGCCTCAGAACACCACTTCGGTATCCCAACAGCCCTCGATACCGACTTTGGCGACCCGCGGAAGGACTGCTTCAACTCAGACAACTACGCACTACACAACGTGTACACATGCAAGATCCCAGTTGTCCGGAGCGAGTGCATCGATTGGATGTGCAAGTTCTACAGCGTTGGCCACGGTGACATCCCGGGTTTGACTGTTACCCCCGAGATGATAGCCGATGCCACGAGCGTGCTTGTCGAGGCCTGTCGTTCGAATGAACCGACATTGGCCAGGCACCCCCTGTTCGATCACATGTATGCTGTGGATATGTGCGATGCCGACGAACGGGGGGAGGCCATGTTTGACTGAAGAGCCAATGTGGGCCCACAGCGCCCGGGTGTGTACCTTCGAGATGAAGGTCAAAATGCGCACCCAACAAACCATGGCTTCTTCCACGCTCCACGCTAGTTGCTTTGGCTGCAACGCCACACACCTCACCACCTACACATCGGGGCAGCCGGTGCCGCGCCGTGACGGAGATGGCTCAATCATTGATCACGTTAGCTACGATCAGTGGTTCGGCCGTCTGTCATTGGCTCGGATTCTCACCGGAGGCGCCGCTTTGGACGGCGCGTGCACTTTCCAAGATTGCGCGTGCGGCTGTCAGGCCGCTCTCGTCTCCCGCATCGTCGTGCGCGAGACTGGCTCTGACGGCGAACCCGTCTCCTACATCTTTTGGGAGAGGGATATTGTCCCAAGCGCCCAGGCGCCCGCAGAAGGCGATTCCAGTGATCAACTCGGCTAACACCTGCGAGCCTGCCGCCTGTATGCTGGCCATCAGCATCAACCCCCTCAGAACGTCAGTTCTGAGTCACCACATTCACCTCACCCCACAAATGATTTTACAATGCAACGCAATGGCACCACGAAACCAACTAGAGCGAGAGTTGGCGCGGGAGGTCACATCTCAGAGGAAGGGATGCGAGCACGGCGAGGAGGAGGCGGCTTTTTTGTATGGATTTCTGGATCCGACACGAGCAGCCAGGGGTCCTATGAAGTCGGAGCATCCGACTGTGATAGTGACGCTCTCCTCGTCGACAACACTGACCTTCGAGACTGCGATAGCGGAACCGACCAGCTGGGTCGAAGGAGCACCGACGGGGACTGCCCGCCTGGAAGGCACTCCAGGAGCCAACACTGGCGACATGACAATTGCCTGTGGGCCTGTCTCTTTCATCGACAAGTCGGGTCCTTCCGGCACCGTGAACGGGGCTCAACTCTTCCCCGGATTCGTCATGTCGGGGACTACACCCCTCAAGTCGAACGCGTTCCCAGCGTCTGGTATTGCGGGGGATGACGGCACCACACCGACTGCGCCGTTCGGCACTTTTGTTGCGTCGTTCCCCGGCAATCTCGGCGCAGGAGACCCCGGTGAGAGCTCCTTCAAGCCGCTTACAGACTCATTCAGTGACCAAGAGTACCGCATCGTTGGCATCAGATCCGTTATGACGGTCAACAGCTCCCTTCTCGATTCCTACGGGCAGGTCTACATCTCTGACACAGGTTCTTATTATCCGGGCAAGCCGGAAGATAACTACAAGTTGCAGAACACCTCGCCCGCGGAGATCACCCAGGAGCTCATCATCGGCGAGTCTACGCTTTACAATCTCCCGTTCAGCAACGGGATGAACACCAATCGCACGGTGTCCGCGGGGGCATTCAAGTACGGTGAGACCTATGAGGGTGGCTTTGTCCCATGTCAGGACACCATCTTGGACTACCGGAATCGGATACCCACGCATTGTCGAGCGCTGACTGCGGGCACAGGGTCGCGCCTGGGCCAGCCGTTTCTCAACGGCCCCTTCACCGTCTTCTCCCTTGTTGGAATCCCAGCAGCCACAGTTGTCACCGTGTCTACTGTTGTTGCGCTTGAGCTGCCCGTGCAGGTTAAGTCCATGATCGGTTGTTTCATCGCCTCAGCGCGTATTGCGATGAACTATGCCGTGGACTGGAGCCTACTTGCACGCATCCCCACCGGGGGAGAACCTGGCGGTCAAGTGCTAGCCTCGGTAACGTCACCGTATGGCAAGCTTGGATTCGGCATTGCAAGTGGCGCGTTCACTCCTCCGGCCTACGAAAGGCCGGTCAATATTGGAGTAACCGCGCCTAGCTCAACTGACCTGGTCACCTCTGCCACCAGGATCAACTCGGGAGACGTGCAGCAGGATCTACAGACAGCAGCCAGCGGAGCCAGTTCTCCAATTGAGCACTTTCGGAAAGCGCTGGGGTCGTACAAGTCGTACAAGGACGCCGGCATCCAGGTTCTCAATGAGGTTTCTGAGCTCGCCCGCCTGATGTATACGGCCAAGGGCGTATACGAGGGCTATCGTGCCAATGGACGCATCACTGCCAATCCGGGTGACCCTGCGGTCGTGCAGGCGCTCGAGAGTTACAAGGGCCATGCCAAAGATGGAAAACCCAAGTTTCAGGGTATGATCCATGGCATGACACGCGACAGCGACGACTATGGTGATATGCCTGGGAAGTACGATTCCTTTGGCTCTCACGTCGGTCGCTGGGACCCCCCGCCGCATGTCGACTCTAAACATAGTCGATCATTGAAAAGTGCGGGATACGACCCTACCAAGGGTACGTACGCCACCGTCCCACGCAACGACCCCACTCTCACTCGCGTCTACAACGCCATGGCCAAGAAGTTGGCCAGCAAGCTGGAGGAGGACGTCCTGAACGGAGTCCCTGCCTCAAGACAACTTGCCGACCGCCTAGGGGTCGAGTACTTTGGGCCGAAATCGAAACGGCGCACTGCGACACCCCAGTCGCAGGCGCGCAGCAAGGTTGTGGCGCCACGAGCCAGGCGCCAACCTGCTAGAGGCCCCAACAAGCGCAACCGGAAGGCGTCCGTCAACACCAAGTAGCGCTAGTGCATTGTTCATTTTTCACGTGTGCGCACATTCTCTTACCCCCCCCTGTCATGTGTAGTCTTCTCTTTCATGTTTGCCCTCTCTCTTAATGCACCCAACTTCTGGAGCCCCTGAGCCTAGTAGCGGTGGAGACTCACGCACTGACGCGTGCTTGAAAAACCAGCAGCAAACAGAAACGGGGCCGCGAACATCTCGTGGCTAACCTTCTCTCTCCCTCCCAGCACCCTGCTAGAGAGCAAGAAAACAGTCTATCCGGATAATCCGTATTGTTTGATATGAGGAAAACCTCAAGTCCTTGCGAGGAGTCCGATGAGACGCGCGACGAAAGCCTGTCGCCCGCCTGATATTCTACAG